CCTTCAGACACAGCAGTAACAGCAGTTCTGGGAGACATGCCAGCCATACCTACACCTAATTCAGTTACAAATGTAGATGTTGGATATGCTTCTTTTTCTATTTGACGTTGTGCGTAATCTTCGGGAGCAAATGTTTTGTGCATCAAGTCTTGAACTTTTTTAGCAGCACCAGAAGCAACCATTGCTCCACCAAATCCACCACCAAGCACAACAGCACCACCAACAATAGGAGCAAATGGAGCACCAACACCCGTGGCTGCTGTAGCAGCAGCAGCACTAGCAGCATATGGAGCAGCTATAGCCATACCAGCACCAAAGCCAGCTAAACCAGCACCAGTAGGAACAATTGCTTCTCCACCAGTACGATATATGTTTCTTCCGAGTCTACTTGCAGCGTCGCTTGTAGAGCCTGATTGCAAACCAGGTTTAGAGTACATACCAAAAGCAGCACCACCCTCACCCTCAATAATAGGAGTAGTTGAAGGTCTAGCTTCTGGTTTTTTAGGTATCAAATCATCAAAAGAAATATTAGCTTCTTTGGAAGAACTTGCTTTGCTTGGGATCAAATCATCAAAAGAAATGTTTGTCCCTTTACTTGGAGTTGATGATCCTTGTTGTTTGGTTGGGATAAGATCGTCAAAAGAGATGTCAGTAGCCATACATTACTCCTTGAACTTAACACCAGCTGCTTTAAGCCGCGCTCTAACTTCTTTAGGATCAGCCCCTTCATTAATAGCTTTGTTAGCCCTATCAATAGCCGCATCATTTTGTGCTTGAGTTAACTTGACAGGTTGGTTGTTACTAGTAGCAGCAGCCCCACCTCCTTTAGATTTTTCTTTGGCAGCACTTACAGCTTCAGGAATGGTAGAAAAACTATCATACTTAGCACCAGAAGCCAAAGCATTTTTAACAGCAGTTTCTTCATTAACTTCTACGCCTTTCCACAAAGATGGAATGTTAGTAGGTTTACCCCCGTTTAGTTTGGGATTGGTAACTGTGATGCTTAGTTCAGTGGAGTAACTTCCATCAGCATTTTTTCTAGCAGGATACCCATCATGGGTTTTAGCATTAGTAGGCATCCCATCTTTAGCAGAGGGAATTTTTCCTTCAACTGTTTTGCTACCAGTAGATTTGTCTTCAATGTCAATGGGTGTTGCTCCTCCGTATAACTCAAGTTCTTTTTTAAGATTGTCTAAGATACTATCCTTACCTGGAAAGTTAGGAGCAGTGGCAGTTAAAGTAATTTCTTTTTTAATTTGGTCACGTTTAAAGTTGTCGCGCTCTGTAACAGCTTTTTGATACTCAGCTTTTTCACCAGCATCAAAGAACCAAGTTTTACTAAGTTTAGCTTCGGCATCAGATACTTTTTTATCTAAAGCCTCAAGAGGTTTTTTAGCAGATTTTTCAACAGTTTCTATAGCCCTGGTATAAGTAGTCCAAGCTAAACGATCTTCTTTATTATCAGCAGTATCACCACCTACCATTCTGCGATTAAGTAAACCATTTTGACGAATAATTTCTATGCGTTCACGAGACTCAGCAAGAACTCTAGCTTTTTCAACTTCAATATTTTTTAGTTGCGTAGCCATCTGCCCCTTGGCATTAAGCATAAGATTCTTAGCTGCTTCTTTTTTTTCAGCACCAGTCATGTTGCTCCAGTTTACTTCTCCAATCTGAGATACAAGAGCTTTTTTATTGGCTTCTGGAAGACGATCTACAAACTCTTGTACCTTATCATCAGGCAGGGCAGCAATAACACCATAAGCATTACCTACTTCTTGAGCTTGTTGGTCTAGTTGTTTTTGTCTGTTAGATATTTGTCTTACTTCAAGTAATTCAGCAGCAGCTAAGTTTGTTTTTAAATTTTCAACATTTCCAGACTGAGCATCAAGCATAGCTGCCATACGCAGCTTTTCAGGATCACTAGCATTTTTAAATTCAACAGTCTCTGATAAAATTTTGAGACTAGCTTTAGAAGCTTCAGAAGATTTAAAATTAGTATCAGTAACCAAGTTACTTAACCTAGTTTTTTCTAAAGTCTGTTGGTCTTGTTGAGCTTGTAAAGCTAATGCTTCTGGAGCATAGGAAGCTTTAAGACGATCTTGTTCTAGTTTAAGACGATCTTGTTGTAGTTTAAGTTGTGTCTCTTCAGCAAGAGCATCAGTTTGCTGTTGCACATAAGGTGCAGCAGCCATACTTTGCTGAAGTTGTAAAGCTGCTTGTCCACCAGCAGCAGCATCGGTCATTAGGTATGCCATATATTAATCCTTAACCATACCAAGAATCAGTTGGTGTGCCACCCCAAGTCTGTCCACCATATGAATAACTACTTTGAGGTTGTCCAGTACCACCATATTGTCCTGCAAGACCAGAAAGACCTGTAGAAAGAGCACCAAGACCTTGCATAAAGCCTTGTTGATTTTGACCAGATTGAACTAAACCAAGTCTAGCTGCTTCAGATGGTGCAGCACCTGCACCAGAACCTACAGCAAGTCGATTGAGATAGTCGGTCATAAAGCCATAGTAGCCTCTTTGTCCAATACCTTGAAGATCTATTTGTTCATTACCAGAGTACAATATTCCCGACTTTGATGCAGAACGTTTGGAAGCTTCCATAGCAGGATCTAGTACACCACTTTGAAATTGACTGTATCCTGGCATTTTGGTGGGATCTAATGTGCCACCAGTAGTTAAAGCACCACTATACATAGAAGCAAGATTAGCTCTATACGGAGCAAAAGGATCAGCAGCAGCTTGTGCTTCAGCACCTGTAGCAGCAGCCCCTGGACCAACTCCAATAGCTCTACTTACTCCACCGCCAGTAAGTGCGTTAACACCTGCGGCAATGCCTACAACTGAAGCAACAGTTGTCAATGAGATTCCAGCAGACATTTTTTATCCCCTCTCCAAAGATTATTTACTTGCATAGTTTGTCGATAGTCTAGAGTTATTTCTTCACCTAGATCACCGCCTACCATACCACTTATATCTCGTAATGCTACTAAGAACATATCTCCAAGACTGTTTGTAAAAGCTACTGCATTAGGAGTCTTAGAGTGGTTAATTAAATACCCCGCAGGGGTTCTACAACCACCAAGTCTCATAGGTGCAATGATGCTGTTTTGTTTAATCACAGCGGTAGAAAACATTCCTTTACCTTCTATAGGCGAGTCTCCAGCACATATGCTGTAGCTACCATCTGGAAAGGGAATGCAATCTTTTCTGTGCTTAGAAGCTAACTCAATGTCTTTTAGAGTCCATCCAGACTCTTCAACCATTAGCAAGAAGTCTTGTCGATCTTCTTCATGCAACGGATATTCTTTGAGCAGCTTTTCTTGTTGATGTTGCTTAAGAATATCTGGAGACTTGAACAACACAGACTCAAGGTATTGAACATCTGTGTTATTAGTAACATAGATATTTTGCCACACAACGTCCTCTAAAGTAAAGCCAACTTTACTACCAGCTTCAGCAACAAACATGTGTGGAGCTACCAAAGTTTGAACTTGGCCGTCCCCATCAACAACATTAATGCTACCTTTAAGCAACACATTCATATGTTCAGAAAGGTGTTCCTGACCCACAATCATTGTGTTTTTAGGATAGTAGGCTTCTCGGATGTATAAACCCCCACCAAATCTGTGCACAATAGAATTAGGAGTTTGCTCCTCGTTCATTAATGCTTTAGCCAAAGTTAGTTTACTATCTGTAGTACGGAGGTCAAAGCCTTCTTTAGTAGCAACAGAGTTAATAACTTCTACAATTTGGTCCAAGATTATCTCCTGTAACGTCCACCACCAACTTCTTGCTCTTGATCCATTTCACCTATCCTAAAGTCTATTTCAGCAGTATCTAAACGAAGAGCAACATTACTGCTACACAAGAACTCCCAGGCTCTACGCCTATCAGCACCGCTTAAATAAACTTCTGATCTAGAAGCATTAAGATCAATAGACCTGTAGTTTGACCAAGTGTTGTAGTCATCTCCAGTGTGACGTACTTGCATAGTGCCAGCAACTTTATCACCAAGGATCTCTAACCTTCCATAGAACTTACGTTTAGTAGTCCCGTTGTCTATGATGTCTGTGACTGTTCTACAATAAATTGCTTGTCCATTATCTTGGTATGTATCTACACCTAGAGTGTACAAAGTTGCAGTATCATCGTCTAGAATATATGGAATATTTAAAGCTTCTGCATAAAATGCAGGACGAAAATAAGATTCTTGATACGTACCAGGATTGGCTTGGTTACTACTTTGTATAGAGTATTGAGTCCAGGTATACCACATCTTTTCATTGATGTCATATACAAGAGTTTGGTTAGTGGTATATAAAGTTAATATATAAAGACTATGCCCACTAATAGTGTAGCAATAAGCAGATACCTGGCTAAGCCCATCAGCTGCTAGATGTCGGTCAACGTTAGCTGTAGAAATTTTAACAGGAGATACACCGTCCATGATGTATACAGCTCGTCCATAAGATTTGCCAGAACCTACCCACAACACGGTATTACTAGTGGCAACAATACTGTCTCCATTAACACAACCAACTTCAGAAGAATAACTTGTGGCTACTCCCAAAGGAGAGCCAGTAGCATTGGCAACATCATAAAAAAATTGAGTACTAGAATTGCCGAAAGCTACAAGATAATTTAAGTGTCTAACAATGCCAACAAGTGTGTCTGATGTTTGTTCGAAACTTATGTAGTTTAAAGAATTCCAAGTAGTTGCATCACCAACATTACAATTGTATATACGATTGGTAGTTGTACCAAGAAATATATAGTTATTTAAAGCCACAACTCCAGGCACGTAGGGTGCTGTAGGTAAAGTGGCTGTAGCTACAAATGAACCTGCTTGGTTTAATAGGTAGCCAGTTACTTTGTTGTGAAAGAATAAGTTAGCATCTAAAAATGTCTTGGCAAAATAACTTTGGCTAGTTGATGTTGACGTAGTTCCTAAATTTGTTACTGCAAAAGAACTGCTGGGGTTAATCTGATACACCGTGTTATTAATAACAGCAACAAGCTTATCATTAAATTCTACTAGCCCTTGGCTTGAGGTATATGCAGGGGGTGTAACAGACACAATCTGTTTAACAGATACAAGACCTGGGCGTTTAACAAACTCTCGTTTTTGATCTCTTGTTTCAAAGAAACAGTTAGAAGAATACGAGTCTTTAGCAAACGTCCCGTTGCGAGATTCTATTGGTTGAGTAAGAGGAATACGCAGGGTAGCCATAATTACTGCCCATAGGAGTTGTTGTTTGTAGATCTAAAGTCAGGAGAAAAGAATGTACTAGAAGATTCTACATCCCAATCAGACAACAGGGATTTATATGTACTTGCTCGTTGAGCAATCTCTTGTCTAGCATTCATAGGAACACCGTACTCAAGAGATAGTTGGTCAGCAAGATTCCACATTAAACAGTTCATCCACTCATTAGGAAAGTCTGGAACTCCTAATGCACTAGTCAAATCATCTAAAGGCATCTGAGCAACAATGTGCAACTCTAAGTTAGTCTGAGCATTTAAGTCAGGGGTTAGATACACATACAGTACGCCATTTAACTTTCTAGGATCATAGAAAATAGTGTTGGCTGTACCTGTAGAGAACTTAGAACCTAAAACGTTGTACTCTTGTTTAGACATCACCATTACTGGTATGTCAATATATGGAGTAGTTTGCTTGTTACGGTAGAACCCTTGAATAACTTTTAAAGGTTTGTCAGTAATAGCTACAGTAGGACTCAAAGAATCGTACATCAAAGTAGAACTAGCGCCACCTAGGGTATAACTAGTTTGGTTGTTAGTTAGAGGAATAATGATCTCTGAAATCTTCCACAGTTTTAATCCGTCTGTACTAAATTGCTTGATAAGCAAGTTTAAAGACATAGACGCATTGCTAATAGTAGCGGCATCAGGTGAACTACCAATCTCAAGAACACCTAGCTTACGAAGAGCTATGGTAATAATTTCATCCCGAGTGACTGTATAAGTAGAACTCATAGTTTTATCCAATTAAAAAGTCGTTTAAACCAGGAGCTTGTTTGTTTGTTATAGCACATCCTGCTACAGCAGTTGGAGGAATAGCTATAGATCCCTCTAGAGTACACACAGGAAGATTGCCATAGTTTATATCTGCTTTAGCACAGTCTGCTTGTCCATAGTCTGCTATACCTTGGGTAGTAATAGGGGTACAAACAACAGCAAAAACATCTGCTTGCCCTGGCCTAGTAAATGGGGGAACTTGTTTATCAGCTACACCATGTACAAAGTCTTGTGGTTGTCTTGGTTCCCAATCTCCAGAACAGACCATAAGTCCATCCCAACGAAGTTGTAAATCATCATTTTTAAATTGACGACCACAAACATCGCAAACAACTTTCCAAGCTCCGTTATCCCACCTAGGTCTGTACGACATAGTTAGCCTATAAATTCTACAACAGCATTAATAGGAACGCCTTCAGTAAAAGTAACTGTAGTAGTGGTAGTTTCTGTATAACTAGAAGTTAAAATTTGTCGTACACCATTGATATATACATCAAGGGTTTTAGCTCCCACACTATAAGTAAAAGGAACTGTAAACACAGTTTGTCCTGACGTAGCAGTCACAGTACCGCGTTGACGACCTTGATAGACATAGTTGTTTACATCATTAAGCCATGCAGCAACTATAGGAGTACTGTTGTCAATAAAGTAAGTAGTTGCCATGTTTTGTTCCTGATAACAAATAGATTGTTATTTTGTATGGAGAATGAATGTCCAGATTACCCCAGACATCCCAAGTAATAACGCACCACAAGCTTTGATGATAATGCCTTCTAACCGTTTAAGTCTAGCATTAATTTGTTCGTATCTAAATGCACAAACTTCTTCGTGACTAGATAGTCTTGCTTGGATTGAAGGTTGAGCCATAATAATTACGCAGCTAAATTAGGCATTGCTTTCCAAACGTGTACGCCAGGGCCTCCACTAGTAACGCACATCCATCCCAT